AAAGAAGTTCTAATGGTGATTGACTCGCCGGTAAATGACTTTGTGATCTGTGCCGGGGCCACGCCGTATAACCCGATTGATTTTCAAACGACGTTTAATCCGCTCCTTGTTCGCTGGTCTGACCAGAGTAATGCGTTTGAGTGGGTGCCGGAAGTCACTAACCAGTCTGGAGAACAGACGCTCTCGCACGGCTCGTACATAGTTACGGCGCTTAATACTCGTCAGGAGATCTTGATTTGGACAGATACGGCCATCTTCTCAATGCAGTATTTGGGACCGCCGTTTGTCTGGGGCTTTAATCTTCTTGACCAAGACGTATCAATTGCTTCGCAAAACGCGGCAATTACGGTCAACAACGTGACCTACTGGATGGGGCGGGATAAGTTCTTCATGTACACGGGGCGGGTTGAGACGCTGCCTTGCACCCTTCGTCAGTTCGTCTATAGCGACATTAACCTCGACCAGTTGGATCAAATTTGTTCTGGGGCAAACGAAGGGTACAACGAGGTATGGTGGTTCTATCCGTCTCTCAATAGCCTCGTGAATGACCGCTATGTCATTTATAACTATCTTGAACGTGTTTGGTACTACGGCAATTTGAACCGTACCGCGTGGTCTGAACACACTCAGCGGCAGTATCCAATGGGCGCGTTTTCGATCCAGATTGGGTATTTAGCGACTTCAATTAACTCGTCGGTGACTACAATTGCTCTGACGGATGCGTCTAGTTACCCCAATGCGGGTACGATTGTTATTGACTCGGAGCAGATTACGTATACGTCCAAGGACGGTAATACCTTGATAGGTTGCGTTCGTGGCGCAAATAGCACGACGGCTGCTTCGCATGAACAGTACACGATGGTTGAGTTAAGAGTGCCGAACCAAGTTCTCTATCACGAATTTGGCAATGACGACGCATCAGTGACCCCAGCCCTGCCGATTGAGGCGTTTATTGAATCGTCTGATTTCGATATTCAAGACGGTCAGAGTTTTGGCTATGTTTGGCGCATCTTGCCTGACCTTAACTTTACGGGGTCAACAGGCAGTAGTCCGAGCGTTACGCTGACGGTTAAGCCAAGGCAGAACTCGGGTTCAAACTACACCGCAGCAGATCAGCCGGTGGTTACGCGCACCTCAACGATACCGATTCAGCAGTACACGGGGCAGGTCTACACTCGTATCCGAGGTCGCCAGATGGCGTTCCGCGTAGACTCAACTGATCTTGGTGTGGCGTGGCAGATGGGTATGATGCGAATTGATGTTCGACCGGATGGACGTCGATGACCGTCGCACGAGGAGTTGTTGCGCCTAATTTGCCGGTTGCTCCGGTAGATTACAGTGTCCGTTATCAAGATCAGTTAAATAACGTCTTACGTCTGTATTTCACGCAATTAGGGAATCGGATTAATACCCCGGTTGCACACGCTTCATATTACGACACCACGACGCAAACTAATCCGGTAGCCAGTACAGTTAATCTTTTTACGTATAATTCGGTTGTGTCTCAATTTGGCGTTACTCGCGGCGCGCCTACATCTAAGATCTTCGTTAGCCAAACAGGCGTTTATAACTTTCAATTTTCAATGCAATTGGACGTAATAGGCGGAGGCAACGCTGCTGTTTATATATGGCCTAGGATTAACGGAGTCAACGTTCCAAATTCAGCATCTGTTGTAGTAATTGATGGTCCCAACGCGGAGTTGGTCCCGGCGTGGAACTTTCTGCTTGTTCTTCAGGCAGGAGACTATTTTGAGTTAGCGTGGCAGTCTTCAGATACGGATGTTGTGGCTCCCTACGTATCCGCGATAGGTAACATTCCGGGCATTCCGTCTATCATTTTGACCGTTACATGGATCTCGAACTACGAGGCGAACGAGTAATTATGAACCAGCAACCTCCCGCAGCAGGACTTGCGTCCCTCCTTGCCTCCCAAGGTCGTGGACCAGATAGCACACTTGTCCACATGTCACCTGAAGAAGTACGCAATCTTCAGTTTTTGGCTCGCGCTCAAGGTATGGAGATGCCGGTTAATCCTGCTACGGGACTGCCGGAAGCCGGGTGGCTTACTAATATATTAAACACCGTAGTCAAAGGCGTTCAGTCTGTTGGAAAGACTCTTATCCAAAACCCGCAAACGACCGCCATGCTTGCCGGAGCCGCGTATGGCGCGGTGAAGGGAGACCTGCAAAAAGGTCTTGAGGCAGGCATGAAAGCCTATGCCGGTACGCGAATTCTTGGAGGTCTTGCAGAAGAAGCCCAGCGTAGGATTCCGGGGATTGCCGGTCCAACTGGGTATAGAGAACGTCCTCCCGGTCCTGAAGATTTTGGTGAGATTGCCCCCGGTATTGGCGTTGAACCGGTAAAACCCACAGTACAGCAGCCTCTGGGCAAAGATGTTTCTAGTGGTCTGCGTGGACTTCTAGGCGCTCCGCAACAGGGCGGCCAGCCCAAAGGGCTTTTCGGGCTCACCAAAGACCCGATCATGCAGGCTATTACGATGTACGCCTTGAACAAGGCGGAGCAGAAGATGAACCCGCGAGGCGGGATGCCTAAGCCGACTCCGGTTGGGTATAGGAATGTTCAGTACAGCCCCGGTCGGGTCAACCCACGTTTTGGTGAGCCGGGTCAACCGTACTTTATTGAAGGCGGTTACGCTGATTACGGCTACGGCACTGAATATCCGGGCTATACGCAGAACCCGCAACAAGGGATGCGGCAGAGTTCGCCGTACCAGCCTCCTCCACCAGAACGTCCACCTGATGAGGAAGAAGATTATTACCGACGCGATATGGCGGCTGGCGGGGTAGTGCCGCAGCCGAATTTCTCTTATCCAATGATCCGCGCACAGGGTAATGGATATGAGCCTAAAGTAGGCGTTTACACAGGCGAAGAAACCTTCGCTGAAGGTGGTACTGCTGATTCTGAAAAAGCCAAAGAGGAGTATTTCAAAAGCCTCCTCCCTTTCGCCCCCGCCCTGACTGAATGGTATCGCGCCGCTGCCGAATCTGGCAGCGCCCCAGTTCAGGGCGAAGATGACTTAAAGCGCCATCCGGTTAATCGACTTCCTCAGCCTGCTCCGACTGGAGTGAAGGCTGATATCAATGGTATGCCGTTCGATCAGGAACTTGCCGATTGGTATCAGTCTTTGCTCGTGCCGCCGACAGCCGCGAAGCCGATGGATCTGAATCTTGATGAGTATTTAAGAACCACTCCGCAACGTGCGGAGACTGTTTATGGCCCAGTAGTTAAATATCCGTGGGAGCCTCCCACGACTCCAACCCCCGCTCCGCCTCCGTCTAAACCCGAGTGCCAGCCGGGCTTTACTTTTGATTTTGCCAGATGGGAAGCGGGGCTTGATCCCTGTGTAAAAAGTCCCGGCACTGGGGGCGGCGACGGTGGCGGCGATGGCGGCGGATCTGGTCCGGGTACTGGTGACGGTACAGGTCCGGGTACAGGTGGCGGAGGTACTACGCCGGGTGGTGATACTGGTGGAACTACGCCTGCTCCGGCTCCAACCCCGGCTCCGACCCCTACACCCGCGCCTACACCCACTCCGACTCCTACGCCGGAGCCTACACCTACGCCCACTCCAGCCCCTGAGCCTACACCTACTCCGACTCCAACGCCGGAGCCTACACCCGCGCCTACACCTGAGCCTACACCCACTCCGACTCCAACGCCGGAGCCTACACCCGCACCTACACCTGAGCCTGCTCCTACTCCGACCCCACCGGAAGAGGAAGAACCATTACTCAAGACCTGTCCTGATGGGTCTATTGTTCCCTCATGGGAAGTCTGCCCGACTCCAGCCCCTGAGCCTACACCTACTCCGACTCCCGCGCCGGAGCCTACGCCCGCACCCACTCCGACTCCTACACCTGAACCTACACCCGCACCAACACCTACTCCGACTCCTACGCCGGAGCCTTCACCTACACCTGAACCCACTCCGACTCCTACACCCGTACCGACGCCTACTGAGCCGGAGCCTACGCAAGATCCCCGATGCGCTGAGCCGG